TACTGCTATAAAATTAGGATATACACACATAGAGGGATATTATGTCTGACGCTTATTTAGGAAATCCTAATTTAAAGAAAGTAAATACTCCTGTAGAATTTACTAAAGACCAGGTTCTAGAATTTCGTAAATGCGAAAATGACCCTACCTATTTTATTAAAAATTATGTACAAATTGTATCACTAGATGAGGGTCTTGTACCATTTAATATGTATGGCTTTCAAGAAGACATGGTACAAACTATGCATGATGAAAGATTTACAATATGTAAATTACCTAGACAATCAGGCAAATCAACTACCATTGTCTCTTATTTACTTCATTATGCGTTATTTAACCCTAACTCTAACATTGCTATACTGGCAAACAAATCATCTACTGCTAGAGATATATTAAGTAGATTACAACTTGCATATGAGAATTTGCCTAAGTGGTTACAACAAGGTGTAATTAACTGGAACAAAGGGTCGATTGAATTAGAAAACAAGGCAAGTATTGTGGCCGCCTCAACATCTTCAAGTGCAATTCGTGGTGGTTCATACAACATTATATTCTTAGATGAGTTTGCTTTCGTGCCGGCAAATATTGCCGAACAGTTTTTCTCATCTGTATATCCTACAATATCTTCTGGACAAAAAACTAAGATGATAATTGTATCTACACCACATGGTATGAATATGTTTTACAAATTGTGGGTAGACGCTAAAAATAACAATAATAACTATCACCCAATAGAAGTACATTGGTCTGAAGTACCTGGTCGTGATGAAGCATGGAAAAAAGAAACAATACGAAATACCTCTGCTGAACAATTTCAACAAGAGTTTGAATGTGATTTTTTAGGTTCTGTTGATACTTTAATATCACCGACTAAAATTAAATCAATGGCACATATCTTACCTATAGAATCAAAAGGTGGTTTAGATATGTATGAGAAACCTGAAAAAGATAAAACTTATGTATGTACTGTTGATGTTGCTCGAGGCACAACTAAAGATTATTCAGCATTTATTGTATTTGATTGTTCACAAGTACCTTATAAAGTGGTTGCAAAATATAGAAACAATGAAGTTAAACCATTTGTTTTTCCGAACATCATACAACAAGTATGTAATGGGTATAATAAGGCACATGTATTAGTAGAAGTAAATGATTTAGGACAACAGATATCAGATACATTACAATATGAATGTGAATATGAAAACTTATTAATGACAACTCAAAGAGGTCGTGCAGGTCAAATATTAGGTTCTGGTTTTTCTGGTCGAGGGTCATCTCTTGGCGTAAGAATGACAAAGGCAATTAAGAAACTAGGCTGTTCTAACATTAAGACATTATTAGAATCAGACAAAGTTATTGTAAACGATTTTAATATTATAGAAGAAATGTCTACATTCTCAAAAAGAGGTACATCATGGCAGGCAGAAGACGGAAGTAATGATGACTTAATGATGTGTTTAGTTATATTTGGTTGGTTGTCTAATCAAGACTATTTTAAAGAATTAACAGATTCAAATATCAGAAATCAACTATATGTTGAACAACAAAATCTCATAGAACAAGACATGGCACCCTTTGGTTTTGTAGATGATGGCATAACAAAACCAGGTGAAGAAACTGAAGTAGACATGTATGGAACTGTCTGGCATCCAGTAACTCGTAAGGGTGAATAAGGTTTAGACTTTACTAGTATTATAAATAGAAGCAGTGAAAATTTTTATATATGGAGTATGAATAATACAACTATGGTCACTAATTTAATATTAAATTAACGGAGAATAACCTTATGGCATTTCAAGTATCACCTGGTGTTCTCGTACAAGAGAGAGATTTAACTAGGATTATTCCTGCTGTTTCAACTTCTATCGGCGCTTTTGCTGGTGAGTTCCGTAAAGGACCTTTAGATGAAATAGTAAGTATATCTAGTGAAAATGATTTAGTAGCAACATTTGGAGAACCAGATTCAAGTAACTTTGAAGACTTTTTCTCAGCTGCTAACTTTTTACAATACTCTAACTCATTAAGAGTAGTACGAGCTGCACAGACTAATCTTGTAAACGCTTCTACATCAGGAAGTGGTATACAGATTAAAAATACTACCCATTATCAGGATAACTATGCTGATGGTTCTGGCGTTGTCGGAACTTTTGCAGCTAGAACTGCTGGTGCTCATGGGAATAGTCTATTGGTATCCACATGTCCTAGTGCGGCTGCATATGAAGAGGAAGGCGTAACAACTGTAAATGACGCTTCAACTGCTGTCGGAGATACAACTGTTGTAACAACAGATGGTACTCAATTTGTGGTTGGAGATATTATATCTTTTTCAACAACAGCTGCAACTAATGACTATGATGATGGACATCAATATAGAATAACCGGCATATCTACACATACTTTGACAATTGTTCAAAAAGAAAGTGGAAGTGGTGGTTTACAAACAACTTTAACCAATGGCGCAAATATTAGAAGAAGATGGAGATATTACGATTCAGTAGGAACTGCTCCTGGAACTTCACCTTATGTTTCTGAGCGTTCAGGTTCTGGCGATGAAATTCATGTTGTCGTTGTGGATGAGGATGGAGAAGTTACTGGCGTACCTGGTTCTGTCTTAGAAACATACGAAAAATTATCAAAAGCGGCTGACGCTAAATCTCCTCAAGGAGATACTAATTATTACCCAGATGTAATTTATGCAAAATCACAATATGTATATTGGATGGACCATAACACAGCAGGTAGTAATTGGGGCTCAAACGCAGCTGGTACAACATTTACTGCTGTAGCAGTACCAACATTAGAATCACTATCTGGTGGTGCTGATGGTTCGGCGTCTACAGTAGGACAAAAGAAAACTGCTTATGAAAAATTCCAAGACGCTGATACAGTAGATGTTGGATTAATCATTGCTGGTTCTGGTGACGGCACACATGTCGAAAACTTAATTACAATTGCTGAAAATAGAAAAGACGCTGTTGTATTTGCAAGTCCAGAAAGAGCAGATGTAGTAAATGTATCAAACTCTGAAACACAAAAAGATAATGTTCTAGATTTTTATTCTTCTAGAAGTTCATCTAGTTATTGTGTTTTTGATAGTGGATACAAATATATGTATGACAAATATAGTGATGTATATAGATTCGTTCCTTTGAACGGAGACATTGCTGGATTATCTGCAAGAACAGACTTAGTAGCAGATTCTTGGTTCTCACCTGCTGGTTTCAACAGAGGGAATATAAGAGGTGCTGTTAAACTTGCGTTTAACCCAACCAAATCACAAAGAGATGAGTTATACATGAAACGAGTTAATCCTGTTTGTACTTTCCCAGGACAAGGAACTGTTCTGTTTGGAGATAAAACAGCATTATCATCACCAAGTGCTTTTGATAGAATCAATGTAAGAAGATTATTCATTACATTAGAAAAAGCGATTTCAACTGCTTCTAAATTCCAACTCTTTGAGTTTAATGATGAATTTACAAGAGCTAACTTTAGAGCAATCGTTGAACCGTTCCTAAGAGAAGTACAAGGGCGTAGGGGTATTACAGACTTTTTAGTAGTTTGTGATAATACAAATAACACTGGCGATGTTGTTGATAGAAACGAATTTGTGGCAGAAATATTTGTCAAACCTAATCGTTCAATTAACTTCATAAAACTTCAGTTTGTTGCAACTAGAACAGGTGTAGCATTTGAAGAAGTCGCAGGATAAGGGAGATTTAAAAAATGGCAAGTATAACAGATTTTAAAGCGAAACTATCAGGCGGAGGCGCTAGACCTAATCAGTTTAAGGTAACAATGCCTTTTCCTGGTTACGCTCAAGTAGGTGGTGAAATAGAAACATTAGCATTTTTATGTTCGGCAACAAGTTTACCTGATATGACTATCGGTGAAATATCTGTACCATTTCGTGGTAGGGATATTAAAATTGCTGGAGATAGAGTAATTGCTGATTGGTCAATTACTGTAATAAATGACACAGACTTTAAATTGAGAAATGCATTTGAAAGATGGCAAAATGGTATCAACAACATGTCTGATAACGAAGGATTAACAAATCCTGCTGATTATCAAGTAGACGCTTTTGTTGACCAACTTGACAGAAACGGTGCAACTATTAAGTCTTATACATTAAGAGGTGCTCATCCAAAAATTATTGCTAGTATACCATTAGGATATGGTACTAACAATGCAATTGAGGAATTTGAGGTAACATTTAATTATCAGTACTTTGATACAAATACAACTACTTAATATTGGTATAAATATTATTAATATTAATAGAGGAAAATATTATGGCTGAACTATTTGGTTTTCAGATAACGAGAGTTAAAAAAACTGAAGACCCTAAACAATCGTTCACAACAGCCCAGGCGGATGACGGAACACAAACCGTCGCCGCCGGTGGTTACTTTGGTCAGTACCTTGACATGGAAGGTACTGCCAAATCTGAAGCAGACCTCATTCGTAGATATAGAGAAATTTCTTTACATCCTGAATGTGATATGGCTGTCGAAGATATAGTAAACGAAGCTGTTGTTGCAAATGAACTTAAAGAACCTGTAAGAGTAAATACAGAACATTTACCTTATGGTAAAGATATCAAAAGAAAAATCGAAGATGAATTTTCTGATATCTTGAAACTCATGAATTTCAATACAAAAGGACATGACATCTTTAGAAGATGGTATGTTGATGGTCGTATATACTATCAAAAGATTATTGATAGAAAATCACCTGTAACAGGTATTACAGAACTAAAATATATAGACCCTAGAAAAATTAAAAAGATTAGAGAAGTAAGAAAGAAAAGACCTGAAGGGTCAGCAAATCTAGATATTGTAGATGAATATGTAGAGTATTACTTATTTAACGAAAAGGGCGTATCGGGTACAACATCTGGCGGTGGAGTTAAAATCGCACCTGATACAATTGCATTTTGCCCTAGTGGTCTAGTAGACCAACAAAAAAATATTGTTATGTCTTATTT